TCAACCGCATGCGCCCTGCAGTGCACGTCTTGCCGCACAGAGCACCGTCAGGCACGCAGCAGGGTCGCAAGGCGTCAGCGTGGCACCGGCTTACTCAGTCGCAGGCCGTCAAGGGCTGCCGCAACTGTAGCCACCGCCTGCAAGGCCCAACACCCAGGTCGTAAGTGGTGGTACATGCCCACCTGCTTACTCCAGTAAGAGTAAGAGTCCAGCCCAACTCGACGGTTGTCAAGTAACCGAAGTGTATGTAACCCCAAGGCCAGTACCCAAGCGCACTTGCAATCTGCAATCCCGAAGACAATCCGAGCGTGTGCCGTAGCTGACCGTGGCCGGGGATCGAGTCAGTCCCGAGGCGGCACGCCGCAATACCGAACCTGTATGCGGAGAAACGCACACGCACACAGCCCTATCACTGGCCGCATCCAGTTCGGTAACTCGGGACTGCTCGACGCCCGTCCACTCCCGCACTAGACAGAACAAGGGCGAGCAAGCTCGCAGTCTTTCTTTATGGCAGGAGATTCCAAGCCGATGCTGTCTGGGTGCGGCAGCCGCACACGGTCGTCGGGCAGAGCCCGACGCTTTTTTTTTGCACATCATGCTGACGCATGAAGCCCAGCCACCTTCGTTTGGAACATCCTGCGGCCCCTCCGTCGGCCTACGCTCTCTACCGGCCACACCGATGGCCTTCACTACACGTCCCACGTCACGAAACGAGATCAGGGCAGGCGCCCAGCAGTGTTTTAGATACTGCATCCTTCGGATGCAGGGTCGGGGGAAATCGCAAAGCCGGACCCTCAGACAAACCGCCAAGCCTCCAGCTCGGGTCCACCTTTGCGATTTCCCCCTCCTAAGGATCCCCCTGCCCAGATCTCTTATTCGAGTGACTGCCTGGGGGATTTGCAATCCCCTCGCCGCGTTCGCGGCTTCACCCCTAGCTCCACAGCCACCCAGGGTGGCTGCGGTGCGGAGTGGGACGTCCACTTCGAGCAGCCCTATCACGTAATGTCTAACCGAAAGACTACCGATGAACACTCTCACCGTTTCCAACCTCGTCGAGAACATGAAGGCCGTCTTCGTTTCCCTGTACGCTGAGTACGCAGACCTCTCCTACGAGGAGATCACGCACGAGTACATGCAGGAGGCCAGCGAGTGGGAGCCGCTGCCGCACGAAGAACTGCCCGAGATTGCAGCCCAGATCCAGACCATCGCGACCGCCCTCTTCGGCCTCGGGGTAACGCCAGCAGAGATCCGCAGTAATGTCCCGGTAATCGAAGGGTACGACCCGATCGACCTGCGCCTCCCGCTCACGGCGCACCAGTCCGGCCTCCTCGACTTGTACATCGAAACCAAGCAGCATTACTACTGCACCACGATCGAGAAGGAGAAGACGCAGTGGACCTCCATCCTGGGCGTCATCGCCCGCGAGATCAAGCGGGCAGGCGTGTCGCACGCCGAGCGCGAGCAGGCAGTCAAATCCGAGGTCATCGAGCCGCCCCTCACCATCGGCGAGGCCCCTATCACTAAGGTAATCGAGCAGCCGTACCCGTACGGCACCTACAAGAAGCAGGACGACGGCACCTTCCAGCACGTACCGGAGACCGACGACCAGGAAGTCCCCTTCTAACGCCCTATCACTACACCCCGGCAGCCTTCGTGCGCTGTCGGGGTCATCAGCAGCCCGCATCCGGGCAACAAAGATTCTTCTTTTTGACTTTTGATTGCTGCAAGAAAGGCAGCACACACGACTCATGACTAACCAAAACAACTCCCAGTCCAAGCTCGCTTCCCTCCGCGCCCAGGCCCCGCCCGCCATCGGCTACAGCACGGTCCAACCCGAAGTAAGATGCGACGTCAGCAGCCACCTCAAGCCGTACGTTGATGCCGACTACTACCCCGTCTCCATCGTCGGGCGTAAGCCGAACCCCGACAGCAACCGCTGGGACCCCCGCAACCCGTACGGCTACTCGCCCGAGGCGATCAGCAGCCTCGTCGAACTGATCCGGCCGAAGCTCGAAGAGACACTGGCAGCGCGGGCGGACAAGGCAGAGGACGGCTCTGCAAGGGTGGTAGTCATCGCACGGCCGGATGACTGCTCCCTGGGTATGGCCGCGCTGACGGCAGTCGCCACGATCCAGGACGCAGTAGCACGAGCAGGCATCGCAGACTGGCGCATCGCAGGCATCCCTATCACGAGCCACATCACCGGCCCCCGGCGTCCAGCGAGCACCCTGCAAGCCGACCTGCTGGAGGCGATCATGGAAGGAGGACCTGCCCGCAACATCCAGGCCTGGCAGGCAGCCTTCGACCGAGAGTGGGACGATACCACGGGGTCCGCAGACTTCGTCGCACTAGACGTCGCCCTCGCTAGAGCAGTGGACGCCAAAGGGTTCACATACGGGGTCTCAGACGGCCGCGCACCGGCAAAATGGCTGAAGGCTCTAATGCAAGACTGCCGAGAGACCGGCGTCCGTCCGGCGAATCGCTTCGAGAACCTCCACGTCGAGTACACGAGCCAACTCGATCCGAACCGCCTCCTGGCGCAGACCACGGGCAGCTTCAACCAGACGCGAACCGCAGAAGGCATCCTCGCGACCCTGGAGACAAGCGCACCGCACCCGGACAACAACCGAGAGGGTGACCACCGACTGGAGGACGGCGGGGAAATCGAGCCCCGGACCACGCAGATCGAAGGGGTCAACGTCACCGTCACGAAGAAGGATCAGTAAGCCTCTCTAGCACGACCCACCACGGGGCGGTGTCGGGCCTTCGGGCTCGACGCCGCCCCCTTTTTTTGCGGAAGCCGACTTCCTACCTGCCCGACCAGACCCGGAACCGGAACACACTGAGCAGGACCACGACGTTTCCGAAAAGCCGGGACACACAGGGATATCGATTCCACAGACTCCAGCGTCTACCTACCCCAACCCTTCAGCCCTATCACCATGCTCGATCCCAACAAACCCATCCTCATGCTCCTGCGCGGACTGCCTGGCTCAGGCAAAACAGCACTCGCAGATCTACTAACAGCAAGTCTGAGTTCCTACCGGGGGGAATCGCACTTAGACCCTGTCTACTTCGAGGCAGACTCCTACTTCTACGACGACGAAGGCAACTACAACTTCGAACCAGAACGCCTCGGAGAAGCACACAATCAATGCCAAACAGATACATACCAAGCCCTAGAGGAAGGCACACCTCTCGTCATCGTCAGCAACACGACGACAGCCGAATGGGAGCTTGAAACGTACCAAGCCATCGCTGCCGCGCACAAAGCAACCTTCATCTCCCTCATCGTGGAAAACCGCCACGGCGGAATCAGCAAACACGGCGTGCCCGAGCACACGCTCCTCGCCATGCAAAATAGATTCAGCGTCAAGTTGTAAACCCCGCACCAACACAACCAAGCCCTCCACAAAATGCCATGCACTCTGAACTGTGCGACATCTGTGCCGTATCGCTAGAGCCTCTGACGGTAGCCTTCTGGCCTATCATCTCGGACACAGGAGATCTGAACACACTGCAGCTATGCGTCTCCTGCCATACAGATATGTTCATCAACCTTCCATCATCATGAGAACAGTCACAGTTCACTGCCCGCATTGCGAAGCCGATAAAGCCCTATCACTACAGCGGATCACCTGGGAAGACGGGAACGATCCCATGTGGCAAACCCACGTCAAAGCATTCGCGACCACATGCCCAATCTGTCACACAGAAACATGCTGGAACGTCATCACTGAGGATGTCAACAATGACCCAATCGCATCAGACGCCATAGACGTCAGCATCACATGCTCCATGGGAGCTACTGACCGTGAAGATGACGAAGTACGCAACCGGGAGTACCGATACTCGCGCTGCGTATTCCAATCAGACAACTGCGCCGGACCCTCCCAGATATACGACGCCAACATCGCGTGGTATGCAGCCTGCGACGGCACCTGCAAGAGTATTGAGGCAGATACAGCAGACTCCCCAGAAATCACAGTCAAGCACATACCCTAACCGTGAACGACCTACCCGAACTACCCAAAGGGACCTACTGCACATCCCCCAAGCACTACGTAAGCGCATGTGCATGCAGACAATGCGGGATGATCAACACCCCTCTCATCAAGGTCTTCTTCGGCGCACTCCTATGTCCAGCATGCACACTCGAACTACGCAGCAAACTGACATGAAAACAACTGACATATGACCAGTTGTTTTTTTTGTCTTTTTTCCAAGGAGAATAGATGACTATCACATCACTACTACTGCTCATAGCCTCAACAACACTGGTCTACCTCTGCGCTAAGTGGTGGTCCGACCCCGATTGGAGGAAACCACTCTGAAAGACCAAGATCCCTTCCTAAACCCCAAGGCGGAAACCCCCGAACCTGCCTTCGAACTACCCGATGACACGATCGAGACAATCAGGAACCACCTAATCAAGCAAGCACTCGACAACGGTGCCACACCCGAACAGGCTGAAGCCGTAGCCAATGAGTCTATGGAGACCTTCACATCAGGCGCTCCAGTAACCATCAGCCTGGCCGCAAACGTTTACAGCACATCAGCAAGAGAGCTAGACAAATCAGCATTCAAGTTCGCACAGGAAGACACAACCTGCCGCAACTTCGAAAAAGAATGCGAAACCTACCTGACGGAGATGGCCGCTAAAGG